GGAGATTGGGCCTTGTACGACATCGTCCAGAACATAGCCATCTTCGCCGCCTGAACGGCCAATAGAGCCCTTATATTTCCGAACGATATTATCAGCTTGAGCCGGATCGATCTGAATGTTGATAGATACCGGTAGTGTCGTCGAGACGCGGTCCTTGTTGATGAACGATGGAGCCTTATCGCCATTCCATTTGTAGGTCTGAATCGTCGTCGGGAATTTCACGATGTATCGGAAAGACCAGGGATGGTTCCAGTAACGACCAGTGGGAACTTCGGCTTCTTGAACACCGGCTGAGGAACCAGCTTCACGAATTTCAACTGCTGCTTCGTCGAATCGAATTCGTTGACCACAAGCAGCCAGCGATAGAGCACAAAGCCCGATCGCTACAATCTTAAACATATTTTTCAAAATTTACTTCTCCTTGTTGATTTGAAATAGAAATGATTTCGTCAGAAAGTAGGTAACAATCGGGATTGCAATGATACAAACAACGCTGACGATCAATCCCAAATCGCTGCGTGTATTCGCTGCTTCGAGTGAAGCCATGAACAGAGTGATGACCGAAATCGGGATTGTGACTCCGGTAAGATATGCTTTAATCATTTATGGTTCCTTTCAAAGTAGTTCCAGTTGTTTTTTGCTGAGCGGCGTCGGATATTGAGGGTTCGGATCGTCGATCCAAGCTCGGATTTGCTGAACGATAGAATTTCTGAACGCAGATTTATGTTCGGGCTTCTTCATCATATTGCAAATCCGAAGGAATCGCTGATGACGAGGATTCTTATTGAAAGCGTTCTTGAAGATGAGCCTACCTTTATCATCCCAGTAGACGAAAGATCCGCCGAGAGCATCACGAAGACGGATCGCATCTTTTCGCGATTTCAGTTTCAGTTCTTGAGCGATTTTTGTATCGCTGATCCGCCGCTTCCAGCGATTTTGGATTTCATTCCGGCGTAGGCAAGCCTTATTATATGCGTGATACTCCTCGAGCACTTCGGGAGTTGCATCAGGCTTAGAATCGTATGCCGGATAGCTCCATCCGCGAGTCGAAGCGAAGCATATTTGTTCAGGCTTCTTGAGTTCTGGATTCCAGACAACCATCAAGAAATCTGAATCGTCGTAACCATTGCGCTCGAAATCGTAGATACATAGACCGACGTGTGTATCGTAGAGATAGATTTCTCGATCGCCATCCTTTTGTACACGAACATTCACTGCATCGGCAGGAACTCGATCGCGATTGAATTCGAAACGGATGATTGGCATCAGAATTCATCCACAGGAAACAGATCGAATTTCTCTTGAATGAGAGCAGCGTTCTGCTGCAGCAGTTCGCGAATTTCGGGTTCAGTATCTCGCACAAGTTTCAGAGATGCCCATTTCCAACCACCTGGAGCAGTATCAGAACGAACGATCAGACGAACTCTCCAGCCATCATGACCGAACCGACTTGGTGCGGAAATCACGCCGATTTGCTTACCGTTCAGCTTGATTTGAGTATCAGGATATGGGTTGGCAACCGACGCTAGTCCCGTCTCGGCCTTCTCCTTTTTGAAAGTGAACTTCTTCATTTGAAGACCTCCTGAATTGCCTAACTGAATTCAATATACCTCATTTCAGGAAAAAGAAAAGCATAAAGTTCATCGGAACGTATAGTTCAACGTCCCCTGTCGAGCATGAAAATCTCCGATCGCAGATTTGTTACCATCAATACGAATATCACTGTTTTCTGATGGCATCTTGATTTTGAATTCAGTTTCGCCTCGATTCCATTTATTCACATTCAGATTGAGTTGAATAATGCTCTTGGATGCTAGAACTTCTTTCATCGCGCTCAGAGATGATTCTTCAGCATTTAGTTGTTTCGCAGCTGTTCGTGAAAAATACTGCGTCAAAGAACCAGGTAGTTTGGCTCGGACGACATCTTCACATTTCTCTGAGACTTCGTTAAGAATAGTGACCGACTCCGAACACAACTCTGAACCAGTCTGAATGTGAATCTTGATATCCTGCAATATATCAAAAGTGCTGTTTGATATAGTATTCGATATCAGATGGTTGATGCCATAGTTGTACAGGATCGCCTTACTGTTCGACTCCTGCTCTTTGGCTTCTAGTAATCCATTGAGCGCTGCGCCATACTCGGATGAAATCGAGAGCTTAGGAATAATGTTCGTAAAAATACTCGCGCGGGAACCTTCGTGCCCATATTTCGATGATATCCAGGTCGTGGATCCGTTGGAGGAAAAGAATGAATCGACTCCAGAAAATTGACATTCGGTTGGAAATCCTACGTAATCGACTTGATTGACTAGTTTATAGATCGGAATGATCTCACCAAAGTATTTACCCAATTCGTTACGTTCATTCTGAGTGATGTTAGGATGCCACTCAAATTGATCCGGACAATCTCGACTGAGATAATCTTCAACGAAATCTACAATGTGCTGTGAGACTCTCCAGTTTGCCCGTAATCCTTCCACCACTGATCTAGCAAGGCTGTCTGAGTCTCGAAAAGTTCGGAAAGCATCGGCGGTAGTTCCTGCCCTGGTGAGGGATTCGGTTGATAGTCTAAGATATTCCGTAGGACCGACAGCGCTTGAACGAGGTTTCGCAATGAAGAATTCGTTAATTGTTCCGACCATTTGGTCAGAATGTCGCCGTATTTGAAATCGTGGTGAGTAAGCATCGCCGCAAGTAACGGTGATTGCATCGCCATCCCGAGCAATCCCACATACTTGATGTAGAGCATCTCGTATGTAAATGGTTTTGTTAGACCTAGATTTGACATGAGTAACTACCTCGCGATTTCTGAAGTATTTTTCAAATTTCTCTTTAGAAGATGAACTCACACATATTAACTTTCAAAAGATTCAGACTACCTGAACCGATACTATACGCCGATCCAGGTAGTCTGACTAGTCTTTTACTTCTTTTCAGAAGCCTCGGCAGTCGCAACGACTTCGAACGCAGATGCTACGTTCTTATCTTGCATCAGCAGAGCCGCAGCTTGACGGACATATCCCAGACGAGCTAGAATATCTGCGTTCGCACGATTCTGACAACCTGGGTCGATCTTGGCACCCGATCCAGAAATACCCAGAACACGAGTCGAGATTGATCCAGAAGCTGGCGTATACGCACAAACTCCGCCACCGATTACTGCCGGAGCAGCATACGCAGTCGAAACGACAGGCTTCGGAGCGATGTAGGTATCTCCATCGACCTTCACATTTACGTCGTTATTCGCGCTCTGAGAAGCAGTATTAGTGCCAGTCAGAGAGTTACCGGTCACATCTCCAGTACGATTGGTATTCGTGTTGGAGTTGTTAGAGTTACCGGAATTATCGACAGATTGCGTCTGATATGCTCCAGATGTCGAAGAGCTCGTTTGGTTTTGACCTTGAAGCTGGCCTTGAAGCTGACCCTGGTCTTGACCTTGACGCTGGCGTTGATCGTTCACGCCGACATTCGTATTGACATCGGTAGTGTTGACGGTTGTACGAACCGTATTATCCACAGTCGATACTTGACCCTGCAGATTAGTCACAGGACCAGTGCTGGCATTAGAATTGCCAGAGCCGATGACAGCTCCACCGTTACCGCCATTTGCGGTATTACGAATATCGCCTACAGTAGCAGACGCTTCCGCATCACCACCGTTGTTCCCAATAATGGGACTAGCCATAGCTGAAGTCGCTGTTAGAAATGCGATCGCAGCCGTAATCAGTACGTTTTTCAATTAGTTCTCCTTTGGTTACGATGGTTCAATAGACCACCAACTTTTATCATACTTCAGAATTACTCAGAAGTAAAGTTTTATTTTCACTTTGATCATCATTATTTTCCGGCCACCAATGCGGCGGCAATCGACCTTTATTCCATTTAGCGATCTTGGATTTCTCGGCGATGTAATAGTTGCGGTATGCGGTAACTGCGTCAGCATCGCGATATTGTTCTGGCATCGCTTGCGCGAATGCAGTGCGATAGGTCTTGCGAATAAACTTCGGCTGCCAAGTAAGAGCGGGCGCGAGTTTCTCGATGGTCTTGTGAACTTTACCGTATCGCAGTGTATATTCTTGACCGAGCCAAATGAAATGCGAATATAACCAGGCGTAGTTGGCGCTGGACTCGCGAAGCCATACGGAACACGGATGATTCTCGTGAGTCTTCTTGTAGAGTTCTACTGGCTCGTTCGTATAGAAATTCGGTAGGGTCTCGACATTGTCGATAACACGATGCGCAGTGGAAAGCATTTGTGCGCTCTCTAGGATCATTTTTACTACATGACGATCACACTGCATGCGAGCTGCGAGAGCTGGTTGCTGACTGAGAACAAAGATATTCATACCGACTGGAAACTCCGCTTCAATTTCTTCCACTTGCTCATTATATATTTCGGCTGGCCGATCGCATAGGCATTATATCCGCCGAATTTGTTTTGTGTGCTCTCGCCGTTCTGATGAGTCTTGATGATCGCCATGTAGAACCCGCGATTTTCAAGAACCCAGGTATCATTCGCTGGTCTTGGAGACTCTCTCCAATATGTCACAGGTTTTGTGTTGACTACTGTTTCGACGATTTTCATAGATTTTCTTCGATGTAGTTCGCGATATGTCTGAACGACCAACGTTTCGTATCATTCAAACTAACCAAATATTCATGATCCTCTGTTGTTAGATTCAGAAGATTTTTTAAGGCTTCGGGCAGAAACGCGCTGTAATTATGCCCGCCGAATGAGATTGAGTATAAAATACTGTCGTTATCAGACATATGCCATTCGAGCCCAATAACATCACAAAGAACCCCGAGGCAACAATATTCATTATCTATCGATCTCAGACATGCCCGACCCTGTTTATAGTCGCCGCTCCGAAGAGCGGTGGTCCACTTCTGTTTGATTTCAGGATTCATACTGTTCAATCTCCATCAAAATTCTACAGGTAATCATACCCTACTTCGTCGCATGTGTAAAGCACTTTCTTCACACCATGTGCAGCAAGAGATCGCGAACAACCGAGACAAGGCTTCGACAATCCGCGAATCATATTTTCTTTCTGCCATCCATCATATTTCATACGCGCGACATACATCGTGCAGTTCTCGAGGATATCCATTCCGTATCGCTTGATGACTTGAAGAATCGCATCGTTCTCTGCATGCAGGAATATTGCATCTTCATGGCGTGAGAACTTCTTCTGAAACGGATGAGACTGTTTCCGATTGAATCCGAATGCAATGATTTCATTGCGATACACAATTGCCGCAACATGCCGAGAATTCCCGCAAGGATCTTGACTCATTGCAAGTTTCTCGAGCATGCTGAACATTCGTTCGTGACGATCTTGACGCTTTTCCATGAGTGATAGTATACTCATTTCTAAGAAAAGGTAAAGCTCTTACTTTAAGAACTCCACCATTTCTTGACCCCAAGGATCCTTCGGAGCTCCATGCTCGTCGAAGATCTTCTGAGCAATTCGAACAATATACTCCGGATTGTGTTGGCTCCTGAACTTCATCTGAGACGAAAGTCCACGAGGCTTCATTTGCTTGGACGGAACTCGGATCGAGTCATGAGGATATTCACCCATCTTATCGGCAACAGCCTTGAGCCGATGCCAACAGTCTGAATTTTCTGCGGCGTAGGTTGCCTTCGGCTTACCTTCGAGACCAAATTTGCGAATGATCTTCACGAAAGGTTTACCATGACCGTGCTCACAACGAAGCGATGCGTGAACAAGTTCGTGGAGGAGCGTTGCCAAAACTTCGATTGGATCGAGAAGAGTCGGTGTGATGAAGATATGAGTCGAACCGTTCTTCGTGACTTCGGGCGGCCAACATTCGCCAATTCGATTGGTCTTTGAACCCTTCGAAGTCCAGCCAGTAGAGACGCTGATCTTCGCGTCGAGCTCGACTTCATACGGAATAAAGAACCTTTCACGAAGCTCTTCGACCGAGGCTTCCAGCCACTCTTCGCGAGTCTTATACATCGGCTTCGATCTCCTTGATTAGAACCTCAAGTGCTCGCAGGATCATGTGCGTTTCACGACTGGAACTGCCGCCCTCATCATCGCCATAGTAGGGGACCCAATAGGTTTCAACTATTGCATCAAGCCTCTTGACGATTTCCGTCTTTTCCATGATAAAAGCCTCCACAAATTGATATTAGAAGTATTATACCGTGAAATTGTCGTCTTGAAAAGCAAAAAGATCGAGTGGAACTTAATCCGACTCGATCTTTTTCATCCCCAACGGAATTTTTATGATATGGCGTTGAGCGAAGATTACTGATGCTTCATTCTGGACTTCTCTAGACGTCTCCAGAGCCCCAAGCCAACCAGGCCATACTCAACGAAAAAGTAGCAGGGGGAGGAGTCGAACCTCCGACCTTCTGGCAATGAACCAGACGAGCTAACCACTGCTCTACCCTGCACAATTGTGACTAGTCGTCGTCAGAGTTTCCTAGATTCTTGAAGTATTCTAGACCGAACTCTTCTTCGTCCTCGTCATCAGAGTCTTTCGATTTTGGCTCGACCGGAGGCTTCGCCTTCTCTTTACTACGGACGTCGACCTTTTCTTCCTCTTCCTCGTCTTCTACGACTGGAGCCTTTGCTTTCGCGGCAGACTTCTTCGGCGCATCAGTTTCGAGATCGAGAACGTAGTTCAGACGCTTCTTGAGTTCCTCGTAGGTCTTATACTCCACGATGCCATCGAACGAATGGATCTGGGAATAGACTTCCTGAAGCTTCTCATCATCTCCGCCAAGAAGTTCCGACGGAGAATCGAACGCGCTGGTGTCGTAGTTACGCTGACCATCTTGCTTCTTCGCGCGGAGGCGGAAGTTTGCGCCTTCCCAAAGATCGAACGGATCGATCGGTTGAATATCCTCTTCTAGAGGATTCATCTTGTCATTGATCTTGTCAAAGATCTTCTTACCGAACTTGAACAAGAATACCTTACCTTCGTTCTCCGGATGCTGAGGATCCTTCACGATGTAGACGTTCGCGACATAGTTGAGCTTACGCTTCTGCGCGCGAACTTGCTTACGACGGGGATCATCGTCGTCGGTAGTACCTTCCCAAAGCGCCGAGTTGAATTCGCCGACCGGATCATCTTTACCGATGCTGGTCAGAGAGTTCTCGATATACCAACGATTCTGAACACCCTTGAAGGCGTGATTGTGGTATTGAATGAATGGAATTGCGAATCCTTCAGGCGCGGGCATGAAGCGAAGAACAGCTGAACCGTTACCGGCTGCGTCTACACTGATATTCCAGAACCTGGGATCCTTTTCGCCCGAACCTTTATTGGTGAGCTTATCGACTTCTTTGCGGAGTTTGTCGAGGTTAGTTCCGCGATTACGTTTTAGATTTTCGAATGACATATGATTTGTATCCTTGTCTGATTGAGATATGTTAAATGTGGCACATTGTTATCATGACGAGCATTGTATTTAGGTTACGAGTTCAGGATTGTCTCGCTCGTGTTTCATTAATGATGCTCCACGACGAGCGAGTTCACTGGCGGCGCAAGCCGAAGAAAGCGACTTCGCTTCTACAAACTTACGAAGTTCACCGTCGGACTTCTGGCGCATCTTCGCAGTTCTGATCTTATTGTAGCTCATCGTTACTCCTTTGGAAGTGTGAAGGTTTCTAGAATGGTGCTAGTTGGTTTGGTCTTAGGAAGTTTTTTGATTGGTACTAAAGCAGCGACCCAAGATCTCGCATGCTTTCTAGCTTCGGATTCACTGTAATAAACCCGATCATCTTTGACCCATTTTGGGGAAAGAGGGTGTAATCGCCATTCAATATGATATTCGACGAGATTTTGGTAATGATGTACCCAAATACGAACTACTGGAAGATTCTCGTACCAGGTTCTGATTTTATCAAACATTAGATGGTTCTCATATTCTTGAAGAACAAGGACTGTTGACGAACGTAACGCTCACGCATGGTCGAGGCAGCTCGGACTTCATTCGTCGTTTCTACATCGACTTCAAATCCGAATGCTCTGAAAATCGCGACCCAATATTCCGGAGGCTGGCAGTTGACATGCCATTTTCCCGGCTGGCCAGGCAGCGCGTGCGTGCAAAGAACATATTTGCACTGTCTAAAATTTTTCATGAAATTGTAGATATATTCAGCATCGACATGTTCCAGGAATTCCACAGACCATGCCAAATCGAACGTTGAAGTACCATCGCCAGTTTGCATCAAATCGGGTTCGTTTCTATAATCATGAATGAGCATTGAAGAAAAAATATCAGGATTTCTCGCAACAGTATAATCTCCGTCTAAACCATACCAATCTACACCCAATTTATCTGCAACCAATTTCATTTCACCCAATCCGCAGCCAACATCTAACATTGTTTTTATGTCGAATTTTTTCTGCAAATATGTTAGAGCACCTTCGTCCAAATGTGTTTCACCTTCGTGTCCGCCCAGGTGCTCGGGTAAATTTTCGTCTTCTACAAACCTATCGTCTATGATGTTGACTTGAACCATATGAAGAAATTCCTCTCGAATTAACGTGATGATACTAAATAATTAGAAGGAGATTTATATGAAAGATTGGATACCATTCACATATATCCTAAAATGGAATACTGGGATGAAATACTATGGAGCCAAATGGGCCAAAGGTTGTCATCCAGATGATTTATGGACCACATACTTTTCATCTTCAGATTTAGTTTCTGAATATAAACAAATTCATGGTGATCCTGTAGTAGTTAAAATTACTAGACGATTTCCAAACGATCCTCATGCTGCTTACATTTGGGAAACAAAATTTTTAGAAAGAATAAACGCTAGAAACAGACCAGATTTCTTAAATCAGCACAATAACGACGGTAAAGTGTACAATTGTTGGAAATCTAATTCATATAGAGCTCGACATTCAAAAAGACTTAGTGAACGAAATCTTGAAAGATGGAAAGACCCGGACTATAGAAACAAACAATCTGAATTGAAAAAGATTTGGTATTCAAAACCAGAAAATTTACAATTACGAAAGGATTTAGCAAAATCTCAGTGGGCAGACCCGAGTTTCAAAGCCATGATGAAAAGGAAAAAGTGGTGGAACAATGGCGAAATTTCTATCATGACAGAACATCGTCCAGGCGAGACCTGGATTTTGGGTAGACTACCAACTTCTGAAGAGTCTAAAGCTAAACAATCAGAAGTTCGCACAGGAGTATTTTTCTGGAACAATGGAATTGTTACGAAAAAACATAAAGAATGGCCCGGGGAAGGTTGGACTCGAGGTAGAGTCAAGAAATCTAAAACGAATTAATCTGCATTTGATTCCTTTTGAGTTACCAGTGGTCGTTTGAAGAAAAGATTGGTCCCGCTTGACACAGTCGATGTAGAAACTAACTCCCAACCTTGCTCTCCAAGATAGTTGAATTTTCTCTGGAGTTCGGCCCAGTCCCGACTCTCAGTTTTGTGAATTCCGAATAATGCATATTCCCATTTCTTCATGTTACTTATCAATCGTTGCCGTCGGGCATAGAAGAAGTGTCGATCCAGACTTCACTTTTCTATTAGAAGAAGTCGACTGAATGAAAACATCGAAGTTGCCGGTATTTCCAGGAATCAGACGCACGTCGCCATATCGCGGCAGGCCTAGCATTTGTCGAGCAGCAGCCCCTTCAAAAATATGACCGCTATGTTTATCACGGATCATGATCTTCTTATAATCCTGAACAGCCTTTTCGGTTTTTGTGAGCTGATAGAATACTGTTCCTTTGACGTAAGGTTTACCAGTAGTCCGAGCGATGAAGGTAGCGATTTCCATATCGTTGTCTAATCCATGCACCGACAACCTCTGAACCTTATCCGACACATCCTGTAAATTGACTTGAACATCGCGAACATCAACATGATTGAGATCGGCATAGAAGGTTCCGACGCTCTTGGTTCCAGACTTCCTCTGAGCGTATAGATTCCGAACAGCGCTCTGAGTCACCTGAGTCGATTTAGCGATCGATCCTGAACTGCGGCCGTCCCATTCGTGAATATTTCCAGCATGAACTTGAAGCTCGGTCACAATACGCCGAGCGTATCCTGATGGAACGCGGAACGTGAAAGTCCAACGATCGGTATTCTGCAACTCGCGAATCGTAGAAGCCAGAGTGGCTGCTCTCATGTTAGAACGATTTTCTTCGCCGTCGGTAATGACCATGACTACGAAAGTCACTTCCGGATCATTTGCATCCGGCATCCCGCGTAGAATCTTCGTGACTTCGTGAATGGAATCCCAAAGAGGAGTTCCGGTTCCATCTGTAATATACGATGTTTCGGCGATCGGTTGAAGAACATTGACGTTCGAATTCACGACGTCTCGACGAACTTCAGCGTTTCGGCCTCGTCCACATTCGACAGTCGTAACAATAGTATCGATTGAATTTTCTGCAGCAGCTTCTTTGAGAGAGGTGATGACCTCGTTATAATCTCGAGCTGCGTATCTAGCAATTCCACTCATTGAAGCAGAGTGATCTCTTACGATTCCAATATATGTTTTCATTTGATAAGTCCTTTTGAATATGTTAAATGTGTATAAATGTTTTTACAATTTAACTTAGTAACTCTTTCACAAGACTTTTGAACTTCGGCTTGTCGATATTAGCCTTGATGAATGGAGTATACTTCCTGATCTTCATGAGAATTTCTGGAAAGAACAAAGTATCGGATACCTCTTCTTCCCACATCTCCAGTATATTGCTGACTTCTCCCAGAACGCATAGAGTCTCGAGTGATACTCGACCAGCTTGAAACTCAGTGATCGCCTCTGGAATACTTCCTGAGTATACGTCAATCTTATCAGGAAGTAAAGCTCTAATTTCCTGATCTACAATATACGACAAAGAAAGTTTGTTCGAGAGAAGCTTCTTATAGAGATCTTGATATTTCTGTTCTTTGATTAGACTACCAATGAACAGTTTGTTATTGTCGTCGTACGCGAATGCAGCTAGAATTCTATTCTCAACATCTCCCGAACGTTCTAGTTTCTGAAAGAAGTACTTGTCATTCCGCTTTTCGAATGAGTCTCTACTGGCTTTGACTTTCTTATTGTATTTGAAGTAATCGTACGTGTCCGAAGTGAAGTGAAACTTCAGAGCTAGAAAGGTTTGATATGCTGCGTATCCATCGCTCATCCCGAATAATCCATCACAATCCATGCGAATAACAGTGCCGATATAATTGATACGACGATCAATTCAGTAACAGTCATTCATCAAACTCCTGGAATACGATTCGTCTTCGGAAGGAAATTCAGAGCTTCAGCATCCTGTGCCAAGCAATCCTTGAGCTTCGCGTGTTTCTGAATGAGTGGAACAACTGCTTCGATATCTAGATTCTTCTCTTCAGTAAACATTACGATCGCTTCCATCCAAGATACGTCGTAGAGCCATACAATGTCTTCAATCTTCTGATAGAAATCAGCCGGTGAAAGAAACTGCTCTGACAGATCGATCTTCTTAGACATAACGATCACTCCAATTGATAGTTCTACCAGTTGCCTGATAGTGCTCGGTATTTTCTTGCAGACGCTTCGTCACATCTTCAATCGAGATTGGAGTCATGCCAATCTGTTCCATCGAGACGTTGATATATCGCGGTTCGTCTGGAATCACGTTGGAATGCAGGTGGCCGTGAATGTTTGCATTCCAACGACCCAGAGATTCGTGATGAACAGGAACATGGCTGCAAATCCAATTACGCGTCGGATTCTCGAATACCTTATATCCACGAACATCCTCGAAATGCTCCAGATATCGCTTGGATCCAAAAATATCATGGTTGCCCATGATCAGAATCTTACGACCGTTCAGCCGATGAACATTCTCGAATCCGCGCTTGTTGATCATGACATCGCCTAGATGATAGACGGTATCATGATTCTTCACGACCGAGTTCCAATTCTGAATCAGAATTTCGTCATGCTCTTCCGAACTGGAATAGGGGCGAATCTTCTTACCATCTTCACGATTGAAGACAACGATGTTCTTATGAGCCAGATGCGTATCGCTGGCAAAGAAGATTTCAGCCATTACGTGGCCTCAGGAACACATGGCCGCCGTAGCGAACGGTCTTGATCATTTGTCGACTCCACTTCGGATTGATTTTGGTTCCATGAAAATACAGAGCATTCTTTGTATTATCGAATTCTGGATTATGATAAACTATTTTCGCGACGTTGTAAACCTTTTGA